TCAAAAACTTGCTATTGATGTTGGTAGTGTTGCCAGCGGATTAAACCGTAATGCAGTTTCCAGGTGATCCGGTGCCAGATGTGCGTAACGCATAGTCATTTTTATATCGTGATGCCCGAGAATTTTTTGTAAGGCCAGGATATTTCCACCCGACATCATGAAGTGCGCCGCAAACGTATGGCGCAGAACGTGTGTCAGTTGACCGCGAGGGAGCACGATAGACGTTTTTTCCATCACGGATAAAAATTGAAAATAGCAGTCTGTAAAGAAATTGAACCCATCAAGCGCCATGATCTCTTCGTAAAGCTCTTTACTGATAGGGATGCTTCTGTTTTTCTTCCCCTTCGTTCTTACAAAGGTAATTCGGTATTTGGTCACCTGTGAGCGGGTAAGATTTACGGCTTCACGCCAACGTGCGCCTGTGCTTAAGCATATCTTAACTACCAGTGCCAGAATTGGGTCCTGACGTTTGCAATCAGCCAGCAATTCAACAATCTGCTCATGGGTAAGCCATGCCATCTCTTTTTCTGCGATGGTGAATTTTCGCATGTTCTCCAGTGGGTTTGGATACGACCATTCGCCCAGGCGGGATAGTTCGCTAAAAACACTACTTAGATAGCTTTGCTCCAGGTTAATGGTGACCGGGCTGGCTCCTTTCTTCCATTTCTCGCTGAAGTAGATCTCACCTGTCAGGCGTTTATCTCGATAGTGGGCAAACATTTTAGAGGTGAGATCGGTTGCAAGGGGATTGCCCAGAGCGTCAACCATCAGCAGCAATTTGTCATAGACATGCTGCCCAGCAGTCAGAGATTTACCATGTAGTTTGAACCATAGTTCAACCACGTCTTTCAGTGTTCGACGATCCACTGATTCACCCAGCCAGGGCTTTGCTTCGGTTTCTTCCATCGTGTGGCGCTCAAAAGCCAGAGCTTCGCCTTTGGTGGCGAATTGTTTACGCACACGACGCCCACTGCGTCCGGCGGGGTAACATTCGCAAAGCCATTTTCCTGTGGTGAGTTTTCGTACTGCCATAAAAAATGCCCTCCAGTGGAGAGCATTTTTACTGTATGTATAACCAGTGTCAATGTATGATGCTTGAGGTTACATACATCATAAGTACCGATATGATTGCGGGGCCGTTATGTTATCACCTAATGAACTTAGATGAAGCGGTTGATCATAGATTTTTAGATTGCCAATTTCTATAGCAAAGGCTTTTTCTTTGCTATGAAAATATGAGTCAAAAAATTGTTTGCTGATACCTGCGTATTGGCTTGTTTTTTCCCATACAATACTTGGCTTGTCTTCTATAACATCTGCAATGTCAAATTCAGCAACAACTTTACCGACAGGCATTGTTGAATAAATAACCACAGATTTTACATCCGGTTTTTTGAAAATTCCTTTTCGGAATTCAAATTTCTTTGTTCCATTAAGGATTTTTTCTACATGCTCTGGGTTAATTGACAATAATACTTTCATTGACGCCACCAAGTTTAATAATGCTATTAAACTGTTCGTTTGTTAACTTCATGATCCCCCAGTAAGCTCGCGGGGATAATCCTACTTCAGAAATAAGTTTAGCACGATTTAGTCTTTTGGGCAAAGCAAGGTTATATGTAAAGCTTATAATATATGGGTATTTTTTTGTTCTATAAAAACTTTTAAGCTCAGATTCTGTAAAAACAGAATATCTAGAACAGTAATTTAGAAATTCTTTCTCTGTAACGAAAGAGTTTATATTTCTAACTTTTTCTACTACACATAAAGAAGTAGCAACAGAACGGTAATATGCAGGCCCTTGATTATCGGATGTTCGGTATATAACGATTATATCGTTTGGCTTCATTAATTCAACATCTGACATGCCACAAATATATACTTTTCTAATGCTATTTGCATATGATACATCAGCAACAACGTCTGGTGACTCTGTAATTAATTTTGAGTCAGGGAATAAACGAGTATGAAATACGGGGTATATTGAAAGCAAGAATTTATTTTCACTGCCTCTGTTATTAATAAATGGATAATCTGACAGTATATCGCCAGTAAGAGCATTACTATTCATTTCTTTTATTAGTACTCGCTCTACACCATTTTGAGATTCTTTTACTCCAATATCTATAAAGCCATAGATTTTGAATAGTCTAATTAAGTAGTCATGTTTTTCAAAAACAGTCACATATATATTGTTAGCATTATTATCTAGAGCGTGATCGAATATTTTTTTTAAAAATCGTTGACCACGAAGAGTTCCTTTTGGATTAAATTTAAATGTTCCAACTTTTAGATGAATACCATCAGGAATATTTGGTTTTGTATCTTCAATGATACCCACTTCTGTTTTTAGATACAAAAAACCATCAATTTTATTTTGTTCATCATAAAGGACATATGCATAATCATTTGATTTACATTTAGAATGGAACCAATCAATAAACCCATGAGCATAATCGGATTTTAAAGAGTCAAAAAAAACATCAGAAAAATCTACTTGATTAAAAGGTATGTATTTTAAGTTTTCCATGTTTACAATCCTATTTTAAAATCACATGATAAGCAAATTGATTTAGTTTTAGATATGACGGCGAGTGTTTTCCCCGGAGTTTGACAATTAGTACAAACATTCCAATTTTTCGGTTTTCCATCAATCTTATATATGTTGGCTAAAATATCATCTAAAGGAAAAAATGTTTTCATCATGTCTATAATGCTTGCTGCATAGTTTTTCTTTGCCTCGACTAATTTTTGTTCAGGCATGTTTTTATCATTTATCAAGCAATGAACCAGGTTATTAAGAGGCTCTTGATATATCTCCTCTCGAAAAATTAGAAATGCACTTAAAAAGTCTTTACGTATTTCTTTATTATTACTTTTACCTAAGTGAATTACTTTATTTCTTTCTTTGCGCAAAATATCATAAATTTCATTAAAGCGCGGTGAAAGATTTCGCCCACTGATACTTTGTGCTATTCTATGTAGCTCGGTTGCGTCTAATGTTGAACATTCGAAAAATGATTTGTTTTTATAGCAGTCTTTTACTTCTTTTAAAAGTAAATAAACACTATGCTCAGCAATTATAGACTTTAGATATATTTCAGCAGAATTAAAGAGTATTACCAAGCCAGATTGAAAGAAACTCTCTTTTTCGGATATTAAGCGTTTCAGTCGTTGTTCTTCTGTTTCAGGTTGAGCTGGGGCTTGCAATAACTCAATGTCAGAATAAAAATGTAAGTAGAATGTTTTAATGAAAAACTCAAGGTTCCTTTTGGCATAAAGAAGCATCTCTTCATTGTTAGGAAGGTCTGTCATTTAAATATCCTTATATATACCAAAACATTTTGCTATTACATTAATATCCGCTAATAGACATTCAAAAGTTGTACTTTCATTAGATACTTTTACTTTTGCAATTGGAATTCTGGTTAGATCTCTAACACTAAATTTTCCTTCGATTTCAACTAACCATTTTCCATCGGTTACTTCATCAAATGCTTTGTCTGCAAGATATACATTTCCTTCATCTACTATAGATATGGGGTTTTTCACCTTGCTGGGTAACATGGTTTTATCAAAAGGGAGATAATTTGTATCAAACAACATACCATTTATAACTTTTTTCCGTGTGATAGCAATAATATCGCTCTTAGCGTCTTCAAAGACAGGACCATTACCGGTTGTTAGCCACATTAATGAAGCTCCGGTTTCAAGTGCGCACTGGATGATCCAATCAGCTGGAAAGGTATCTCTCATGTAACGATTGGCTAATGTGCTTTTTGAAACACCAATGTGATCCGCTAGAGCTTGCCTTGTCTTAAATCCATAGGCGATAACTATTCGCTCGATTGCCGCTTTTCCTCCTTGATTAACCTCAATGAGGCTCTCGTTCTTTCGGTGAGTATTGTTCTCATTTGGGGATTTTGTGTCTAAAGTGAGAGAATGAATCTCCTTACCATCTTTATGGTGGTTCTGTTCTGTATTATGTGTGACAGCCTCTACTGTGTTATCGGTACCAAATGCCAACCATTCAACCGACACGCCAGTTTCCATGCTGCAGATTATGACCCAGTCGGCAGGGAAGGTATCACGAGCATATCTGTTCGCCATTGTGCTTTGGGATATCCCTAAGTGGTTACAGAATGCTTGACGTGAAGTGAAGCCATAAGCTTTCAAAATTCGGTCAATGACCTGTTGCCCTCCACGATTCTGCATGATTACAGTTTTCATTGCATCATCAACATGGCGAAATGTGATTTTGTGTGTTGACATATCCGTTTTGTGATCCTATTCTCCGATTTGTGAAGTTGAAGTCACGATTAAAACCTGCTTATCACAAGACAATAGGAGATGTTGCATCATGACCCCTAACATTTCAATAACTCTGAATACGCCACACGTCACAATTGAGCGTTATAGCGAACTTACTGGTCTTTCGATCGACACAATCAACGATATGCTGGCTGATGGTCGCATCCCTCGGCATCGTCTCCGTAAAGACAAGAAAAGAGAAAAGGTAATGATCAACCTTGCTGCTCTTACCGTTGATGCACTGACTGATTGCAATGTTGTATTCAACTAGTTCCATTTTGAGATGCATCAGGGATGTCGACTATGTTTGATTACCAAGTTTCCAAACATCCACATTTTGATGAAGCCTGTCGTGCATTCGCATTGCGCCACAACTTGGTGCAACTGGCAGAACGTGCAGGCATGAATGTGCAGATTCTGCGGAACAAGCTGAACCCAGCGCAACCTCATTTATTAACCGCACCAGATATCTGGCTGCTTACTGATCTGACAGAAGACTCAACACTGGTAGATGGTTTTCTGGCACAGATTCATTGTCTGCCATGTGTACCGATTAATGAGGTGGCAAAAGAGAAACTGCCGCATTACGTCATGAGTGCAACCGCAGAGATCGGGCGTGTTGCTGCAGGTGCGGTATCCGGCGATGTAAAAACCAGTGCAGGTCGTCGTGATGCTATCAGCAGCATTAACTCTGTAACACGACTGATGGCGCTGGCCGCTGTTTCATTGCAGGCCCGTTTACAGGCTAATCCTGCGATGGCGAGTGCAGTTGATACCGTGACTGGCCTCGGTGCTTCATTCGGTTTGCTGTGAGGTGCTTATGCTGACGAAAGAACCATCATTTGCATCGCTGCTGGTAAAACAAAGTCCGGCAATGCACTACGGTCACGGCTGGATCATGGGTGAGGATGGTAAACGCTGGCATCCGTGCCGTTCACAAGATGAATTGCTGGCAGAACTATCTACGAAAAAACGGGGGAACAAATGGCTATTGAAGGCGCTGCGGCGACTGTTCCATTAAGCCCCGGTGAACGCCTGAATGGACTTAATCATATTGCGGAGTTAAGGGCGAAAGTTTTTGGTCTTAATATTGAGTCAGAGCTTGAGCGGTTTATTAAAGATATGCGTGATCCACGGGATATTAATAGCGAACAAAATAAACGGGCACTGGCTGCCATATTCTTTATGGCAAAAATTCCAGCTGAACGTCATAGCATCAGCATTAATGAGCTGACCACTGACGAAAAGCGGGAGTTGATTAAAGCAATGAATCATTTTCGTGCAGTGGTGAGCTTATTTCCCAGACGGCTAACCATGCCGAATTAACCAACTAATGAAATTAATGGCGTAAACCCGCCGGGCATCCATTTATCTAAATTCAGGAGAATTGATTATGCGTAATATTGAAACCCTCACGACTAAAACCGGACCAGATGACGCAGGGCTTAATATTTTACTGACAGAGGCTCGTCTGGAAGAACGCCGGGCAAGGGCTGAAGCAATGGCAGCTCGCCTTGATAGCCTGGCGTGTCATATCTCATCCCGTCAGCTAAACCACGTGGAAGCGGCAGAACTGCTGCGTGTGACTGCTGAAGCAATCCAGAACGAAGCGCAGGAGATCCACTAATGGCTGATGCAATGGATCTCGTACAGCAGCGCGTTGAAGAAGAACGCCAGCGCCATATCCGTGCTGCCCGTGCCAAAACGCCGGGCGTGTCCCGCGTGCTTTGCGTTGAGTGTGAAGCGCCAATTCCGCCAGCACGCCGTCGTGCCATACCGGGTGTGCAGCTTTGCATTACCTGTCAGGAAATCGCAGAGCTGAAAGGCAAACATTACAACGGAGGTGCTGTATGAGCACCATCCTGAAATGGGCGGGAAATAAAACCGCCATAATGTCCGAACTGAAAAAGCATCTTCCTGCTGGCCCGCGACTGGTTGAACCTTTCGCGGGTTCCTGTGCAGTGATGATGGAGACGGATTACCCCAGCTATCTTGTTGCGGATATTAATCCTGATTTAATCAACCTCTATAAAAAGGTTGCTGCTGATTGTGAGGCGTTTATATCTCGTGCCAGAGCTTTATTTGAGGACGCAAACAGGGAGGTGACTTATTACAACATAAGGCAGGAGTTTAATTACTCAACTGAAATTACTGATTTCATGAAAGCGGTATATTTCCTGTATCTCAATCGTCACGGTTACCGTGGGTTATGTCGTTATAACAAGAGCGGGCATTTCAACATTCCATACGGTAATTATAAAAATCCGTATTTCCCTGAAAAAGAAATTCGCGCATTTGCAGAGAAAGCCCAGCGAGCAACGTTTATCTGCGCCAGCTTTGATGAAACGCTGGCGATGCTGCAGGTGGGGGATGTGGTGTATTGCGATCCGCCTTATGACGGTACGTTTTCCGGTTATCACACTGACGGCTTCACTGAAGATGACCAGTATCACCTGGCATCCGTTCTTGAACATCGGTCATCAGAAGGACATCCGGTCATTGTTTCTAATAGTGACACATCCCTGATCCGTTCGCTGTATCGCAATTTCACTCACCACTACATCAAGGCAAAACGCAGCATTGGCGTGTCAGCTGGCGAGAGTAAATCTGCAACAGAAATCATCGCTGTTTCTGGGGCGCGCTGCTGGGTGGGATTTGATCCTTCGCGTGGCGTGGATAGTTCTGCCGTGTACGGAGTGCGTGCATGAGCCATGCTGATATGAACAACTGCAGCGGCTTTAACGAGGCCGCCGCAGCATTCTCATGGAACAGCCCGAAAAAGGCTATTAACCCTTATCTGGACCCGGCGGAAGTTGCGCCGGTTTCTGCGCTTTCAAACCTGATCACTCTGTACGCTGTCGATAACGAGCAGGAACAACTGCGTCGCGAGGCACTGAGTGATCAGGTCTGGGAGCGTTATTTCTTTAATGAATCCCGTGATCCTGTCCACCGCGAAATGGAGCAGGATAAGCTCATTAGCCGGGCAAAGCTGGCGCATGAGCAGCAGCGTTTTAATCCAGATATGGTCATTCTGGCGGACGTCAATGCCCAGCCTTCCCATATCAGCAAGCCGCTGATGCAACGTATTGAATACTTCAGCAGCCTGGGCAGGCCAAAGGCTTATTCCCGCTATTTGCGTGAGACGATTAAGCCATGTCTGGAACGACTGGAGCATGTACGCGACTGTCAGCTATCCACTTCTTTTCGCTTTATGGCAAGCCATGAAGGGCTGGACGGCCTGCTGATCCTGCCTGAAATGAGTCAGGATCAGGTGAAGCGCCTGTCTACCCTTGTCGCCGCGCATATGAGCATGTGCCTTGATGCAGCTTGTGGTGATTTGTATGCCACCGATGACGTTAAGCCAGAAGAAATCCGCAAGACATGGGAAAAGGTGGCAGCGGAAACCCTGCGTCTGGATGTTATCCCGCCTGCGTTTGAGCAACTCCGTCGGAAAAGAAACCGCCGTAAACCCGTGCCTTATGAACTCATTCCGGGTTCGCTGGCTCGTATGTTATGCGCCGACTGGTGGTATCGGAAATTATGGAAGATGCGTTGCGAATGGCGGGAAGAGCAGTTGCGTGCTGTTTGCCTGGTCAGCAAAAAAGCATCTCCCTATGTCAGCTATGAAGCCGTGATGCATAAACGTGAGCAGCGCCGTAAGTCGCTGGAGTTTTTCCGTTCTCATGAACTGGTGAACGAAGACGGCGACACGCTGGATATGGAAGACGTGGTAAACGCCAGCAGCAGCAACCCTGCGCATCGCCGCAATGAGATGATGGCCTGTGTTAAAGGTCTGGAGCTTATCGCGGAAATGCGCGGTGACTGCGCCGTTTTCTACACCATCACCTGTCCGTCACGTTTCCATTCCACGCTAAATAACGGCAGGCCCAACCCGACCTGGACAAATGCGACGGTAAGACAAAGCAGTGATTATCTGGTCGGTATGTTTGCTGCATTTCGTAAGGCGATGCACAAAGCCGGATTGCGCTGGTATGGCGTGCGGGTGGCTGAGCCGCATCATGACGGTACAGTTCACTGGCACCTGTTGTGTTTTATGCGCAAAAAAGATCGCCGCGCCATTACTGCTTTGTTGCGTAAGTTTGCCATTCGTGAAGACCGCGAGGAGCTGGGTAATAACACGGGACCACGCTTTAAGTCTGAGCTGATAAACCCGCGCAAAGGTACGCCAACAAGCTACATCGCGAAATACATCAGTAAGAACATTGACGGGCGTGGTCTGGCTGGCGAGATCAGCAAGGAAACGGGTAAATCCCTGCGTGATAACGCTGAATACGTTAATGCCTGGGCGTCTCTGCATCGTGTTCAGCAATTCCGCTTCTTTGGCATTCCGGGGCGTCAGGCTTACCGTGAACTGCGATTGCTGGCTGGTCAGGCGGCAAGGCAACAGGGGGACAAAAAAGCAGGTGCGCCGGTACTGGATAACCCGCGTCTTGATGCCATCCTGGCCGCTGCTGATGCTGGTTGTTTTGCCACCTACATCATGAAGCAGGGCGGCGTACTGGTTCCCCGCAAATATCACCTCATCAGAACCGCTTATGAAATCAACGAAGAGCCGACCGCCTATGGCGATCACGGCATTCGTATTTATGGCATCTGGTCACCCATTGCAGAGGGCAAGATCTGCACTCATGCGGTGAAGTGGAAAATGGTTCGTAAGGCCGTTGACATTCAGGAGGCGGCAGCCGACCAGGGCGCTTGCGCCCCTTGGACTCGTGGCAATAACTGTCCCCTTGCTGAAAATTTGAACCAACAGGAGAAAGATAAATCAGCTGATGGGGACCCCAGAACGGACATTACCAGCATGGATGACAAGGAGTTGAACGATTACCTGCACAGTATGAGCAAAAAAGAGCGCCGGGAACTGGCAGCAAGGTTACGCCTGGTGAAACCGAAACGGCGTAAAGACTACAAACAGCGAATTACAGACCATCAGCGACTGCAGCTCGTGTATGAGCTGAAGTCCAGAGGATTTGATGGCAGCGAGAAAGAGGTCGATTTACTCCTTCGCGGAGGCAGTATTCCGTCAGGAGCAGGCCTGCGTATCTTCTATCGGAACCAGCGTTTGCAGGAAGATGATCAGTGGCGGAACCTGTATTAATTACGCGGGTTAACAATTCGTGCTCTTAATAATACCAGGCATATCAGGCTGATGAACGTAAAAAATCGTTTTACATCAGTAAGATTATTATATACTGTAAATATAAACAGTGGTTATGCATACAGCATTGCGTGTGGTGTCATAGGAGGAAAGATGCAGGACTATTTTTTGGAGTCTTTGAAGCTCCAGCGCATTGATTTTTTTCTTAAGCTTGTAGCGGCTAGTGAGTGTAGTGATGAAGAGAAGGGGCTGGCTCTGCAGTGGGTTTCTGAATTGACTGATGAACTCATGGCAAAAATCAGAACCCACGAATACAACCGCTCAATGGATGTCATCAGCTGAGGTGACTTTTATGCGCATTGAAATAATGATCGATAAAGAGCAGAAGATTAGCCAGTCTACCCTGGACGCCCTTGAATCCGAGCTTTACCGCAATCTGCGCCCCCTGTATCCCAAAACGGTAATTCGCATTCGCAAAGGTAGCTCTAACGGTGTGGAACTAACCGGACTGCAACTGGACGAAGAAAGAAAACAAGTGATGAAAATTATGCAGAAGGTGTGGGAAGACGACAGCTGGCTGCATTAAGAAACGTTGCTGGCGTCTGAACTTGCTTCTGGCGTCAGCAAGGTTGAACAACGAGCCCTTGCGAGGCGTTAGCTCTGTAGTGCATGTCTATGCCGCATGAGATCGCATGATCGTTTGAGGATCGTTTTTGCTAAGGCCCGCCAGAACTGGCGGGCTTTTGCGTAGATCATGCAGGTGCATGAAAACCACTACATAAAGCGGGCAGGCGTGGCGGGGATACGAGCGCGCGCTCATTACTTTTATAATTCTAGGGTTATAATACGGGGCTGTCTTTCTAGGAGAAAACACATGTCCTTAGAGTTTATCAAAGAACAGTTGTCAGATTTTATCTCATCTACAGAACCAGAAGTAATGGCTATACAGGGTGAATGGGGAATTGGTAAAACCTATACTTGGAATACGTTCCTAAAAGATAATAAAGATAAGGTTGCATTTAATAGATATAGTTATGTCTCTCTTTTTGGTATAAATTCACTAGATTCTTTAAAGTATTCTATTTTTGAGAATGCAATTACAAAGGAATATATTGGAAATAAACCTGATTTGGAGACAGCAACAACAAACGCAAGTGGACTTTTTGAATCATTTTCTCGAAAAGCAGCAGGTTTGTTAAAAGAAGTTCCTGTTGTAAAAAACTTCTCTACGACACTTGAAGCAATGTCATTTCTGACCGTTTCTAAAATGATTGTAGTAATAGATGACTTAGAAAGGCGTGGCAAAAATTTAGATGTTAAAGATGTTTTAGGGCTAGTATCTCTATTAAAAGAGCAGAAGGATTGTAAGGTGGTTCTATTGCTTAACAATGGCACAGCTAGTATGGAGGATTATTCTACTTATAAAGAAAAGGTCATTGATAGAGATATCACTTACAATCCAACACCAGAAGAATGCGCAGATATAGCCTATAAAGGTGATTCTCATGTTTATAACTTGTTAAGTAAATATTCCATTTCTTTAGGTATCAAGAATATTCGAATCTTAAAAAAGATAGAACGTTTTTTCGTGTCCTTAATACCAAATATTATAGGTGATGTTGAGACAATTTCAAATGAAGTTGCGCATTCATTAACTCTGTATTGTTGGAGCCATTACGGATTTTCTCCAGAGGGAGATGTGCCATCACTAGAATATATTAGGGGAGTGAGGAATATATATACTTATAATGACAAGGAAGAAGGCCATGAGAAAATCTGGCTTAATACCTTGCTTAAATATGGATATAGAAAAACGAATGATCTTGATGAGGTTCTTATTGATATGGTTAGATATGGCTATCTTGATAAGAGCAGTTTCCAAAGACAAATAAGCCTAAGGAATGAGGAGATTACGCGTGATAATAAACGAGGTTCCTTATCTGAGGCATGGCAGTTCTTTCATAATTCATTTGATGACAATCAAAATCAGGTTGTTGACAAGCTATATCAAGCGGTGGTTGATGGGATGAAGTATGTGACTCCAAGTGATTTAGATAATGTTGTCGGACTATATAGGGATTTCGGAGAGAATGCTAAGGCGAGTGAATTGATTGAACAGTTTATTAATTATGGTAACGATGCTCTAAAGGAATATGTTCAATCTATTTATGTGAATGTTCATCCCGTAAGAGATACTGAGTTGTTGTCAAAAATTCAAGCCTATTCTAAGATTATAAATATTGATGGTTCAATATATGATGTTCTTAAGAAATTATCAGGTCAGAATGGTTGGTCTGATAGACATGAGGAAATATTGGATGCTGCTTCAGTAGATGACTACTATCAATTATTTAAAAATGTCATTCTTGATGGTGGTGATTCAATAATAGCTACGGCGCTTAAATTCGGAAATTTTAGTAATGGTTCTGATAGAATGAATCGTATAGGGAAAAAGGCAAGGGATGCCTTGATAAGAATTGGAGATGAATCGGCGATTAATAAAATGCGTGTAAGGCGATTTTTGTGATTTTTATAGGGGTGATTAACCCCTTTTTATCTAATTTAATGAGTAATCATTAAATGCTATGATTTTTTCATTTAGCCAAGTATTAATTTCTATAAGCCTTTTTTGTAACGGAATTAATTCATTTCGGACAAAGACTTTACTAGCCTTTTCCACATCCCCAAACCCCCCAACATTATTCGGCATTATCCCCATCATTTGCGGCGGCACGCGGTGTGCCGCCATCATGTCGTCCCGGCTCACGTTCTTGATATTCAAAAACTCATCCTTCGCTGCGACCTCTGACAACGGGATAATCTGAAGCCCGTCCTTTTTGCCGTTAGGCGAGTACATAAACAGGTTGCGGAAGTTGCCCGGACCTTTGGCGCTTTTCATCGCGTTGCGGAGGTTGTTCACATCCTCTTGGTTTTGCGCAGCATCGGTCATATACATGATGAAGCCTGCATGGCTGCCGTTAATGTAATACTTACGGCGGAACAACGTGGCGGACTCGTTGAGCAGAGCTGACGGAATGGCAGAAAGATAACCGGGCAGGCCGTAGATCTCCTGGTTGATATCCGGTTCCATCAGATGAAAGATGCTGCCTTTCGTGAACTGATACGGCTGCGTAGTCATGCCGTATTGCACAAACCAGTAGGTATCCAGGTCTAACCCGCGTCGGGTGTATTTTGCCAGCGCAGGTTCAAGGGCGATAACTTCACCGAAGCGGTTCGTGCGTTTCTCCAGGTAAGCGTTACCAAATACCAGATAGTCCTGCACAAAACGTGAAAAAGCCTGCTGGCTGAGAAGCGGGTGAGGGATGTAGGTACTGGTCAGAATGTTGCATTTCACCGCAATTGGTGAACTGTGATGCACGGCAGCGCGGAAGGTTCGCGCCAGTCCGTCAAAACTCACTGGCGGCTCATACCAGCGATCTGTCTGTACGCATTCTACATAGTCCAGCAGTTCGCGGCGGTCCAGAACAGGAACGGGATCGCCAAAGCTGAATGCTTCGGCTGAAGTCTGGCTTTTGTGCTGAATCTGGTTCGTCGACACAGCGCGGTTCTTCTTACTCTTTCCCATCAAAAAATCTCCACAATATTGCTGGTATTGGCGGACTCGCCCTGCAGCGGTTCGTTAAACAGTGCGTGCATTGTTGCCCACGCCAGATCGGCATGGCTGGCTTCTTCGCTGCGGCTGGCTTCATAGGTCGGGCGGTTGCCGCTGGCGGTGGTGGCGCGACGGATTGCCATAAATGACTGCGCTATGTCGGTGTGTCCGGCGTCAAACTCCAGACGGCGGTGACTGATAATGTCGTAGGCCTTGAGTACCAGGGCATTTTTAACGTTGGGGTTGTAGACAAACTCCCGGACGGCAGGAAAAAACGCTTTCACGTTCTCGTAAACCCCGTGACCGACGCCGGTTGAGTCGATACCGATGTATGTCACGTTGTACTGTTCAGTCAGTTTTTTGATGGCGTCAGCCTGGGCGCGGAAGTCCATCCCGCGCCACTGGTGACGCTCAAGAATGCGGAACTTACCGCCCGGCACGGCTGGCGGTGCCACCACCACGCATCCGGCGCTGTCGCCGTTCTGCGTACCTTTTGCCGGGTCATAACCGATCCACACTTCGCGCCAGCCAAACGGGCGCAGCGCCAGTGCATGAAAGTCGGTCCAGACTTCCCAGCTGTCCACCATGCACGCCTGTAGTTCGCTGAGCGGGAACACGGACGCGAGATCGTCCACAAACTCGCACATCAGCAGGTTCTGGTATTCGTCCGGACTGTATTCCATGCGCAACTGGTCAAGGTCGAACAGGTTACAGCCACTGCGCACCGCATCTTCCACGGTGACTATCTGGCGGTATTGCCCGTCAGCGCACAGCAGGCCGGGGGCCAGATTGCTGTGGGACAGATCAATGTCCACCTTGTCGGCTTTGTTGCGTCCACGGTTGAACAGCGCACCGGACCAGAACGGATAAGCACTGTGGGTCAGGCTGGATGGTGTGGAAAAATAGGTCTGCCGCCATTTCTTGTGAATAGCCATACCGGAAGCCACTTTGCGTAGCTCCTGAAATTTCGGTATCCAGAAATATTCATCCAGATACAGGTTGCCGTGATAACTCTGGGCCGTGCGGGCATTGGTGCCGAGGAAGTAAAGCGTGGCCCCGTTAGGAAGCACCATCGGATCGCCTTTCAGTTCCACATCCACTTCTTTGGCGAAGTCGATGATGTACTGCTTAAAGACGTGGGCCTGTGCCTTACTGGCGGAAAGGAAAATCTGGTTACGTCCGGTAAGCAGGGCGTCAATCAGGGCTTCACGGGCAAAGTAAAAGGTCGCGCCGATCTGGCGTGACTTCAGCAGGTTGCGGATGCGGTTGGTTTTTCCGGCTTCCCACCAGTGGCGCTGGTAGTTGAACATGGAGGAATGGAAGATTTCTTCCAGCTTCTCAATCTGTTCATCGGTGAAGACATTCTTTTCCGGCTGACGGCGCGGGCCTTTGTTGCGGTTGGCGACGTTAGGGTTTAAGTCAGCTTCGTTGCCGCCATTGTTAAACTTGCCGATCCGCGCGTGGCGCTCAGACTGGCGCGCCAGCAGGTCAATCTCTTTGAAATCTTTCCCTTCTTTGTGCTCCTTCATAATGAGCTGGCAGTAGCGTGCGGCGGTGGTGAGCTGCATCTGATCCAGCGGCCCATAGTCACCCCACTTGTCGCGTTTTTTCCAGCTGTGAACGGTTGCAACTTTCTCGCCCAGCATTTCAGCAATGCGGGCGACGCGGTATCCCTGAAAGTACAGCAGCATGGCCTGCCGACGGGGATCGAGATCTGCGGGTGTCAGTGTGGTGTTCATGACACAAACCTACAGCCTTGAATGAAGGCTTTCCCCGCCTGCGGTTTGTGTGGTTGTCGGTACAAATACCGCGCATTGTTTCACTGCCCCCATCACCGCAACCATAAGGCTCCAGTAAGTTTTTTCTAACGGAGCACGGCTCATGACAGTGAAAGCAAAGCGTTTTCGCATCGGGGTGGAAGGTGCCACCACTGATGGACGCGAAATCCAGCGTGAATGGCTGGAACAGATGGCAGCCAGCTACAACCCGGCGGTGTATACCGCGCTGATTAACCTTGAGCACATCAAGTCTTATCTGCCGGACAGCACCTTTAACCGCTACGGCAAGGTGACGGCGCTGTTTGCTGAAGAAATCACGGAAGGTCCGCTGGCAGGCAAGATGGCGCTGTATGCCGACGTTGAGCCAACGGAGTCCCTGGTGGAACTGGTGAAAAAAGGCCAGAAATTATTCACATCTATGGAAGTCAGCCCGAAGTTCGCTGATACGGGCAAAGCCTACCTGGTCGGCCTGGCTGCCACTGATGACCCTGCCAGTCTGGGTACGGAAATGCTGACATTCAGCGCCAGTGCAGCCCATAACCCGCTGGCAAACCGCAAGCAGAATCCTGCCAATCTCTTTACCGCTGCAGAGGAAACGGTGATCGAACTGGAAGAAATCCAGGACGACAAACCGTCCCTGTTTGCCCGCGTCACGGCGCTGTTTACCAAAAAAGAGCAGTCCGATGATGCCCGGTTCTCTGATGTGCATAAGGCCGTGGAGCTGGTCGCCACTGAGCAGCAAAACCTGAGCGCACGCACCGAAAAATCCCTGTCTGAGCAGGAAGAACGCCTGTCTGAACTGGAGACTGCTCTGCAGGAACAGCAAACCGCCTTTAACGAACTGGTGAATAAGCTGAGTCATGAAGACAGCCGCCAGGACTACCGCCAGCGTGCAACAGGCGGTAACGCCCCCGCTGACACTCTGACCAATTGCTGATGGAGCACAAAACCTGATGAAGAAGAATACCCGCTTTGCTTTTAACGCTTACCTGCAGCAGCTGGCGCGTCTGAACGGTGTGGCAGTTGAAGAACTGTCCAGCAAGTTCACCGTGGAGCCGTCTGTACAGCAGACGCTGGAAGACCAGATCCAGCAGTCCGCCGCTTTCCTGACGCTGATTAACGTCACGCCAGTGACTGAGCAGTCCGGTCAGCTGCTGGGGTTGGGTGTTGGTAGCACCATTGCCGGAACCACTGACACCACCGCGAAAGAGCGTGAACCTGTCGATCCTACGCTGATGGTCGATGTGGAATACAAATGCGAGCAGACCAACTTTGACACGGTACTGACCTACGCGAAGCTGGACCTGTGGGCGAAGTTTCAGGATTTCCAGGTGCGCATCCGTGACGCCATCGTGAAACGTCAGGCACTGGACCGCATCATGATCGGCTTTAACGGCGTGAAGCGTGCGAAAACCTCCAACCGTAGCGAAAACCCGCTGCTGCAGGATGTGAACAAAGGCTGGTTACAGAAAATCCGTGAGGATGCACCGGATCACGTCATGGGCAGCAGCACCACGGGCGGTGAAACCACACCGGGTGCGGTGAAAGTCGGTAAAGGTGGCGAATATGCCAACCTGGACGCAGTGGTGATGGATGCCGTCAATGAGCTTATCGACGTGGTCTACCAGGACGATGACGATCTGGTGGTGATTTGCGGGCGTGAACTGCTGTCTGACAAGTATTTCCCGCTGGTCAACAAAGAGCAGGAAAACAGTGAAAAACTGGCTGCCGATATGATTATCAGTCAGAAACGCATGGGCGGTCTGCAGGCCGTGCGTGCGCCGTTCTTCCCGCCGAATGCGCTGCTGATCACCCGTCTGGATAACTTGTCCATCTACTGGCAGGAAGACACCCGCCGCCGTTCAGTTATCGACAACCCGAAACGTGACCGGATTGAAAACTTTGAATCTGTTAACGAAGCCTATGTGGTTGAGGACTACCGCTGCGCTGCACTGGTGGAAAACATCCAGATTGGCGATTTCAGCGCCGCCGCAGCAGAAGTCGGAGCGTAACCCATGAGCCTGAGTCCCGCACGGCAGCATCGCCTGCGCGTTCAGGCTGAACAGGCCGCCCGTGAGGGCGGCAGCGTTCGCCACGCGTCGGGCTATGACCTGATGCTGCTGCAACTGGCGGAAGACCGCCGCCGTCTCAAGGGCGTTCAGTCCACGGTCAAAAAAGCGGAAATCAAGGTGGAGCTGCTGCCGAAGTACGCCGCCTGGGCAGAGGGTGTCCTGGCTGCCGGAGGCGCTCAACAGGATGACGTGCTGATGTACGTGATGCTGTGGCGCATTGATGCCGGAGATTATGCCGGAGCGCTGGAGATCGGGCGTCATGCCCTGCGTCATGGCTGGGTGATGCCGCTGGGTAACCGCAACGTGCAGACCGTGCTGGCAGAGGAAATGGCAGACGCCGCGCAGAGCGCAATGCTTGCCGCCACCGGCTTTGATGCTGATCTGTTGCTGCAGACGCTGGAGCTGACAGACGGTCTGGATATGCCGGACCAGTCACGGGCGCGTCTGCATAAAGCGATTGGCGCTGTCCTGAGTGAAAGCAATCCGACGTCCGCCCTTAATCATCTCAACCATGCGTTACAGCTCGATCCCCGCTGTGGCGTGAAAAAAGACAAACAGCAGCTGGAGCGCAGACTGCGCAATGACAGCCGCTGACAGAACGTGCCCCCGCGCACGGGCGGCACGGGGTGGCGAAAGGCACAGCCTCATCAAAACCCCGTCCACCGCCCTCTATTTCAGGAGAAAGCAGCATGAAGTTTGTTGCGCCAGAACAGGCACCGGAACAGGCGGAAATCATCAGAAATACGCCGTTCTGGCCTGATGTGGACCTGTCGGAGTTTCGCAGTGTCATGCGCACTGACGGCACGGTGACGCAGCCGCGTTTAAAGCAGGTTGCCCTGTCGGCAATTTCGGAGGTCAACGCAGAGCTGTATGAGTTTCGCAGACGCCAGCAGATGCTGGGGTATGCCTCGCTGGCAGAGGTTCCGGCGGAACAGCTGGACGGGAAAAGTGAGCGCATTCAGCACTATTTCAACGCGGTTTACTGCTGGGCACGCGCCATGCTCAACGAACGATACCAGGACTATGACGCCACGGCATCCGGTGTGAAGCGAGGCGAAGAACTGGCGGAAGCCAGCGGTGATTTGTGGCGTGACGCCCGCTGGGCCATCAGCCGGGTGCAGGATGCGCCGCACTGCACAGTGGAGCTTATCTGATGAAAGTGCGTGCGTATCAGTATGACACGGTGGACGCGCTTTGCTGGCGTCATTACGGGCGCACGCAGGGTGTCACGGAGCAGGTACTGAAGGCAAATCCGGGGCTTGCCGAATACGGCCCCTTTTTACCTCACGGGCTGCAGGTGGAGCTGCCGGACATACCGACCACCACCACCGTGCAGACCGTCCAGCTATGGGACTGAATTATGACGCTTGAGCGAATCAGCGCCTTTATCACGTATTGCATCGCCGTCGTGCTGGCCTGGCTGGGCGATTTGTCCATCAAGGATGCCTCAACGCTGGGCGGCCTGATGATTGGTGTGCTGATGCTGGCTATCAACTGGTACTACAAACACAAAGCCTACCAGCTTCTGCGCGACGGGCAGATCTCGCGGGAGGACTATGAATCCATCAATCGTTAAACGCTGCCTTGTCGGGGCCGTGCTGGCTATTGCTGCCACGCTGCCGGGTTTTCAGCAGCTTCACACCTCCGTGGAGGGGCTGAAACTGATTGCCGATTACGAAGGCTGTCGTCTGCAGCCGTATCAGTGCAGCGCGGGTGTCTGGACCGACGGCATTGGTAATACATCGGGCGTCATTCCCGGCAAAACAATCACGGAACGACAGGCAGCAGAAGGGCTGATCTCCAACGTGCTGCGTGTGGAGCGGGCACTGGAAAGGTGTGTGAAGCAACAGCCACCACAGAAGGTGTATGACGCTACGGTGTCGTTTGCCTTCAACGTGGGGACGGGCAATGCCTGTAGTTCCACGCTGGTGAAATTGCTCAATCAGCGGCGCTGGGCGGATGCGTGCCGACAGTTGCCGCGCTGGGTTTATGTAAAAGGTGTGTTTAATCAGGGGCTGGATAACCGCCGTGCGCGGGAGATGGCCTGGTGTTTACAGGGAGCAAACTGAAATGAAAAAGAAATTAATCAGCGGACTGTTTCTGATGTTATGGATGGCGCTGTTAATCGCAGCAATGGTGTATCCGCAGGGGATCTTTCCGGTACTGGCAGCGTCCGGCGTTTGGGTAGCCTGTTTGCTGACATGGGCGGTAATTCCGGTAGCACTGGCTGCGTTAATTCAGAATGGCCCGCTCTGGCAGGAGTTAAGGGCATCTTTGCTGAAGACAATTACCCGAAAAGAAAATGTATTTATCTGTTGGGTGATGCGATTGCTGATTGTTGTAAGTCTCGCATGGACGGGGTGGGCTATTACCCTGGTCTTTTATCTGCTGACCGTTATTGCCTTCTGGATCACCCGTAATCAGATGGCGCAACAGGTAGCAGCATGAACCGGTTGCTGCTGGTTGTGCTGGCGTTATTACTGGCGGCGCTGGGCTGGCAGACGTGGCGGCTGGCTGATGCCAGCCAGACCATCAGCACGCAGGCAAACGAGCTGCAGAGCAAAAGTCAGGCACTGGCAAAGAGCAACAGCCAGCTTATCAGCCTGTCCATTCTGACTGAAACCAATAACCGGGAGCAGGCGCGGCTCTATGCCGAAGCAGAACAGACCAGTGCACTGCTGAGACAACGACAACGCCGGATTGAGGAACTGAAACGTGAGAACGAGGATTTACGCCGCTGGGCTGATACTCCTTTGCCTGCTGACATTATCCGGCTGCGGGAACGTCCGGCACTCACCGGAGGTGCAGCTTACCGTCAGTGGTTGTCCGCGAGTGACGCCGTGTCAGCTGGATCAGGCAGCGCCACACAATAACGGTGATCTGAACGCATTGCTGGATGAAACGGAGGCCGCCTGGGCGGTCTGTGCAGACAAAGTGGACATGATTATTGCGTGTCAGGAGCGAAACAGTGAACAAACCACAATCCCTGCGCCACGCCCTCAATAAAGCAGTGCCTTATGTCCGTAATAACCCGGACAAACTGCATCTGTTTGTGGATAACGGTTCGCTGGTTGCCACCGGGGCCAGCTCCATGTCATGGGAGTACCGCTACACCCTTAACGTGGTGATTGAAGATTTCAGCGGCGACCAGAATCTGCTGATGGCCCCGGTTTTGCTGTGGCTGCGGGATAACCAGTCTGATGCCATCAATAACCCGACGTTACGGGAAAAGCTATTCACCTTTGAAGTGGATATTCTGCGCAACGATGTCTGTGATATCAGCCTGAACCTGCAGCTGACGGAGCGTGTGCTGGTCAGCACTGACGGAAGTGTGTCGAGCGTTGAAGCGATAACGGAACCCGATGAACCTGAAGAAATGTGGACGGTGAAACGTGGCTGAACTGCAGAAAGTAGACGACTGGCTGAGTGCCTTGCTGGCGAATCTGGAGCCAGTCGCAAGAAGCCGCATGATGCGTCAGCTGGCGCAGGAACTGCGCCGGACACAGCAACAGAACATCAGGATGCAGCGCAATCCAGATGGCAGCAGTTATGAGCCGCGCAGAGTAACAGCACGCAGCAAAAAGGGGCGCATCAAACGTCAGATGTTTACAAAGCTGCGCACCACAAAATACCTGAAAACTGCCGCCAGCGCCGACTCTGCCAGCGTGCAGTTTGAAGGCAAGGTGCAGCGCATTGCCCGCGTTCACCATTACGGCCTGCGAGATCGCGTCAGTCGTAAGGGACCGGAGGTGCGTTACGCAGAGCGTCGCCTTCTGGGTGTAAATGATGATGTTGAGGCAATGACCCGCGACATGATTCTGCAATGGCTGGCGGGGTGATCTTTGTATCAGCACTGATACAAGTTGCAGCACTGCCGCCTTTCTTCCCCTGATGGCAACCTTTCCCTATGAACGCACAATTAACCGAAATCATGCGCCTTATCACCAACCTGATCCGCACAGGGGTAGTCACCGAAGTGGACAGGGAAAACTGGCTTTGCCGGGTGAAAACGGGCGAGCTTGAAACCAACTGGATCAGCTGGCTGACGCTGCGTGCCGGGAATGCCCGTACATGGTGGCGACCATCGGAAGGTGAGCAGGTGGTGCTGCTGAGTCTGGGCGGCAATCTGGAAACCGCCTTTGCGCTGCCCGCTGTCTATTCGAATCAGTTCGCACCACCGTCGACGTCGGCGGACGCCTGCGTGACAGAACATCCTGACGGTGGCTGGTTTGAATACGAACCCGCCACCGGGCGCTGGTATGTCAGGGGCATCAAATCAATGGTCATTGAGGCTGCTGACAACATCACCATGAAAACCAGTGAGTTTGTACTGGAGGCTGACCGCACGCGCATTAACAGCGAAGTGGTGATCAATGGTGGCGTTACCCAGGGCGGCGGAGCGATGAGTTCTAACGGGATCGTGGTTGATGCGCATCAGCATACTGGCGTCCTGAAAGGCGGCGATACAACCGGAGGCCCGGTATGACGCTTTATAGCGGGATGAACAATACCAGCGGCAAAGTCATTACTGATATTGATCATCTGCGCCAGTCGGTGCGGGACATTCTGCTGACACCGCAGGGTAGCCGTATTGCCCGCCGGGAATATGGTTCCCTGCTGTCGGCACTGATAGATCAGCCACAAAATCCGGCATTACGCCTGCAGGTCATGTCGGCAGTGTATGTGGCGCTGAGTCGCTGGGAGCCACGGTTGACGCTGGATTCCATCACCATCAACAGCAATTTTGACGGTTCAATGGTGGTGGAGCTGACCGGGCGGCGGAATAACGGTGTGCCTGTGTCCCTTTCCGTATCAACAGGAGCAGAGAATGGCAGTGATTGACCTTTCGCAGTTGCCTGCACCGCAGATTGTGGATGTGCCGGACTTTGAGACGCTGCTTGCCGAACGCAAGGCAGAATTTGTGGCGCTTCATCCGAAAGATGAGCAGGAAGCAGTGATCCGCACGCTGGAACTGGAATCTGAACCCGCCACTAAATTGTTGCAGGAGAACGCTTACCGTGAGTTGCTTCTGCGCCAGCGCATTAACGAAGCCGCGCAGGCGGTGATGGTGGCTTACGCGATGGGCGGCGATCTTGACCAGCTCGCTGCCAACTACAACGTGACACGCCTGACGGTGACGCCTGCTGATAATGATGCTGTGCCGCCCGTTGCAGCTGTGATGGAAAGCGATGAAGCGTTGCGCCTGCGTGTGCCTGCAGCCTTTGAAGGGCTTTCTGTTGCGGGGCCAACTGCAGCTTATGAATTTCATGCCCGAAGCGCCGACGGTCGGGTGGCGGATGCCAGTGCAACCAGCCCGGCACCTGCAGAGGTGGTGCTGACTGTCCTTAGCCGCGAAGGCGATGGAACTGCAGAAAAAGACCTTCTGGACGTGGTGGAAAAAGCTCTGAACAGTGAGAACGTCCGCCCGGTGGCTGACCGTCTTACGGTTCGCAGCGCAGAAATCATCCCGTATCGCGTGGAAGCCACCATTTTTCTCTATCCTGGACCGGAAGCAGAGCCGGTAATGGCAGCGGCAAAAGCCAGCCTGCAGAAGTACATCGCCAGTCAGACGCGTCTTGGTCGGGATATTCGCCGTAGCGCCATCTTTGCCGCCCTGCATGTTGAGGGGGTGCAGCGTGTGGAGCTGGCTTCTCCTCTGGCGGATGTGGTCCTGAACAAAACACAGGCGGCATCATGTACGCAGTGGAGCGTAACCAACGGAGGAACGGATGAATAGTCTGCTGCCACCGGGTTCAACACCACTGGAGCGCCGACTGGCGCAAACCTGCAGCGGGATTTCTGATCTGCAGGTGCCGCTTCGTGACTTGTGGAATCCGGCAACCTGTCCGGTCAGTTTCCTGCCTTATCTCGCCTGGGCGTTCTCTGTGGATCGCTGGGACGAGGGCTGGACAGAAAGCGTCAAGCGCCAGGTGGTGAAGGATGCTTTTTATATTCATCAGCATAAAGGGACCACCAGTGCCGTGCGGCGGGTGGTGGAGCCGTTCGGATTCCTGATCCGCATTATTGAGTGGTGGCAGACCGGAGAAACACCGGGCACGTTTCGCCTGGATATCGGCGTGCAGGACCAGGGCATCACTGAAGATACCTATCTGGAACTTGAGCGACTGATAAGCGATGCCAAACCATGTAGCCGCCACATGATCGGCATGTCCATCAATCTGCAGACCAGCGGCCCGCATTGGGTGGGAGCCGCCAGCTATCTTGGCGAAGAAATCACGATCTATCCGTATATCAACGAAACGATTATTTCCGGTGGCACCGCGCATGAAGGCGGGGCGGTCCATGTTATTGACACAATGAGAGTGAATCCATGAGCACAAAATTTTATACCCTGCTGACGGATATTGGCGCGGCGAAACTTGCCAGCGCCGCCGCGCTCGGTGTGCCGCTAAAAATTACCCATATGGCGGTGGGCGATGGCGGTGGAGTATTGCCAACGCCGGACGCAAAACAGACGGCACTGGTAAATGAGAAACGCCGGGCTGCGCTGAATATGCTTTATATCGACCCGCAGAACAGCAGCCAGATTATTGCCGAACAGGTGATCCCTGAAAACGAGGGCGGTTGGTGGATACGTGAAGTGGGTCTGTTTGATGAGTCCGGGGCATTGATTGCCGTGGGCAACTGCCCGGAAAGCTATAAGCCGCAACTGGCTGAAGGTAGCGGGCGCACTCAGACCGTGCGCATGGTGCTGATTACCAGCAGCACGGACAATATCACCCTGAAAATCGACCCTGCTGTAGTGCTGGCAACCCGCAAGTATGTGGATGACAAGGCACTGGAGCTGAAGGTGTACGCGGATGATCAGATGGCAAAACATCTTGCCGCACCGGACCCGCATTCACAGTACGCGCCAAAAGCCAGCCCGACATTTACCGGAACCCCCAAAGCGCCAACGCCAGCGGCGGGGAATAATACCACGCAGGTTGCGACCACTGCGTTTGTACAGGCGGCACTGACGGCCCTTATTAATGGTGCGCCAGCCACGCTGGACACGCTGAAAGAAATAGCCGCAGCCATTAACAATGATCCGAATTTCAGTACCACCATTAACAATGCGCTGGCACTAAAAGCACCGTTGTCGAGTCCGGCACTCACCGGAACGCCAACAGCCCCCACGGCGGCGCAGTCGGTCAACAATACACAG